ATTACCGCGGAGTTCCTAGACAAGTTGGAATTACATTAGCCAACGGAGACTTAATAACTTATATGGACTCTGATGATTTTTTACTCTCAAATCATTGTCAATTAATAGTGCAAGAATTTATTAAAACTCCAAATCTAGATTTTTATACAAACGCTGCATGGTATGATAATGTAATTGCTACTTGGCCTGAAACCCCTTCAATGTATGCGACAAACCACCATGAATTATATAAAATCAAAGGTCTTGATAGCGAATGGGTTATTAGTGCGATGAAACCTGGAATGCTGACTATGGCTCCATGGCTTTTTATCCATAAAAATGTCGATGATATTAAATGGAGAGATACCACAGAAACCAGCGAAGATATTGATTTTAATACGCGATTCAGAAAAAAGTACAAAGTTGGAATCCAGATAAATATACCATCATATATTAGATGCCATTATTCCGAGCTCTGGGATTATTAGAGAAAGAGTATGTTCGTGTATTATGAATATATAAGATAGGTAGATACTGCCTATTAAAAAAAGATGGAATTTAATGCCTAAAATAGTAGATTCACTTATTAAAACCGCGCAGGATACGTATGAGAGAGCATATAATATTGGAAAAGATCCTAAAAAGGCTTCGAAGCCAGCGGGTGCGGTAAAAAGAAAACATACAATTGTTGACAGTAAAGATGCGACAAAAACAACCTATGGATCTAACGATTTGCCAGCTGATGTTTTAAAATCAGAGAATACAACTAGTCCTATTGAGCCAATTACAAACTTTGGTAAGAGTTCGAACTTTGCAAATACCGAAAACAATCCATTTAATTTTGATAAAAAATTAGTAGAAGACGGTTTTGGAATTCCTGGGGATAATAAGATGTATACTAATAATTCAGTAGAGTCATATAAGTTTAAACCACCTGGAGACTCTAAAGAGACTTTTGAAAAGGATAAAAAAACTGGAAAGAAAGTACTTGTAAAGTCTGAAAAAGGTCCAGATGGACCAGAAATATCAGAAGGTAAACTACCATACTCTTCATTTAACAGATACACTTTAATGAAATATCGAGGTACTCCATTGACTGGAATCCGGGCAAAAGCCGCGTTAAATGAAGGAGAATATAATCTAATCGATATAACTACTATAATTGAACCTACTATTACTAATATTATTGAACGTTCGAAGGAAGTAAAAGGTAATTTAGGTTATCAGTATGATTATGCTGATTTTGCAATGTGTAAATATCTAGGTAAAATACCAAACAATTATTTGATTACTCTTAGAAGATTTCCATTTCCAGTAGAGGATGATATTATTACACCAGCTACAATTGGATCAGATGGAAAACTTAACGAAACGAAAAGTCCAGATATAGCAAGAGCGGTAACTTGGATGTCAGAAGCTACCGGAAACTCTTTAAATGAAATACTTTCACTAAATTATAGTTATGATTGGGCTGAACAAAAGGCAGATGTTCAAGAGGTTACTTCAAATAATAGTAATGATTCTGGTGGATCTTTTGGTAGAGGATTATTAAGTACTGCGGTAGGTAAAGCATTTACCTCTGCAGGTCAAGGTATTGGTAATTCAAGAGGAGTAGAAGCAGCCGGTTCAGGCTTTGATCCATTAAAAGGTACATATCCAAATCATATATTTGGACCTTATAATAAGATTACTACTATGTTAACTAGAGGTCCGGACGGATTAAAATTTGAAAAAGAGTTTACTATTAAATTTCATTATGAAATGAAAGGACTATTTGGTGCAAACCCAAAAGTCTTGTTTATGGATCAATTAGCAAACATTTTAGCTCTAACTTATTCTACTGCTCCGTTCTGGGGAGGAGAAGTTAGATATTTAGGTAGTGGTTCAGTTGGTAAACCGTTTGGTAATGCAGCATTATTACAAGCAGGAAATTACGGAGGATTTTTAAAATCGGTAATGACAGACTTGCAAGGAATGGCAACGAATATAGTTGATGACATTAAGAAAAACGGGTTAGGCGGATCTAACCTAGCAAAAAACTTAATAGGTGGTGCGTTACAAGATTTATTTAATTCGCCCCAAGCTCCTATGGTAGCAAACGCGCTATTAACAGGAGACGCCACTGGACAATGGCACATAACGGTTGGAAATCCTTTAAATCCTATGATGGTTATGGGTAACTTATGTTGCACTGGAACTAAAGTATCTTTTAAAGGTGGTAATAGTGTTCAAGATTTTCCAGAAGAAATGGAAGTAGAAATCACCCTAAAACCTGGAAGACCAAGAGATAAAACCGACATTGAAAGTATGTTTAATGCCGGAAGAGGTAGATTCTATCTTAAACCACACGATGGTGTTAATATTAATAAAACAAGAGACGTATCGGGATATGGCGAAAAAACTTCATCTGCAGTTAACCTTAATGGTGAAGGAAATCCTGCTGGAGAAATCGATAACGCGTTCAGAAAATTTGCAGCTGACTAATGAAAACATTAAAAAACAAGAAAATTTCAGAGATTGATGATAAAATCATCATGACTGAACCAACATTATTATTCCCAGATTATATACAAATATCGCGCGTTTTTAACGTGGAAGAATATTATGCCGGAAGAATCGATCTTATTTCATTAAATGTTTATAATTCTGCTGATTATGTCGATCAGCTTTTAAAATTTAATGGTATTTCAAATCCATTTTCAATAGCTGAAGGAGATATTCTCTATATTCCACCGATGGATGTTTTACAAAAAACATTTAAAAAACCAGGGATCGGAATGTCAGAATCAAATGTTGTCAGAGACAGGTTTGTTGAAACTAAAAGACTTCCTATACAAGATCAGAATAGATTAGATTATCTTAAGAGAAAAGCTGCGTTAAAACCTAACGGTGCTAAAGAAATCCTACCTCCTAATGTTTTACAAACAGATCAAAAAAACGTCATTATTGAAAACGGAAAATTAATAGTTGGTGCTGCCTTACCTTCTTCGGCGGATAGAACCACTGCTCTGTTGACTTCTAACAAGGCTTTTCCAGGAGAAATACAAAAGATTAATACAATTAACAATACAAATAAAGACGCTTAATGGCAAGTGATTTAGATAGACATATACTCGTAATTACTGAACCAACTTTAAAATTGGATCCGATGGTTTATGATTCTGGAAAAGAAGAAGAACCAGGTGGAATTAAAATATCTAAGGAAAATGGTGGAATTACACCTGCTATTAGAATTAATGAAATTGATTTACAACAATTTGACATTAACACTCTTTCAATAGATATGTCAGGATTTATTCCTGAAGTATATCTTACATTTATGGACACTAATAACTATTTTAAAGGAGATTCTATTCCAAGAGATGGTGATGTTGTAAGTGTTAGGCTAGCTTCTAGACAAACTGATGTCTTTAAAGATATTAGAATGGATTTTGATATTATTAATTGTAGTGCAAATGCTGCACCCGAGGGTGGTCAAAATCCGCAATCATTACCAGGAGGAGAATACAGAATATCTGGAAGATTAAAAATACCAAAACTTTATGCTGAAGAATCTAAAGGTTATGGTAAGAAAACTTCATTAGATCATTTAGAAGAAATTGCAACTGAATTAAAATTAGGATTTGCTACTAACATTGACAAGACAGATGATGAAATGTCAAGATTTTGCCCATACATTTCAAAGGCAAAATTTATAGAAGATATTGTAAAGCATGGTTATATCGATGATGAGAGCTTTGTTGTATGTAGAGTTGATCCATATTACCATTTGAATTACGTTGATCTAAATAAAGTTTTTAATTCTAAAAATGATTTAGAATTAAGCTACTTTTCAAAGTTACAAGAGGATTTTAATAAGAATCCGGGTGATGACGATAGCGCTAATGTAATTAAAGGTCCTTTGTTAATTACAAATCATCCTGAATATCAAGCTAGTCCGAAATTCTTTGAATCATTTAAAGTAATTAACGAGTCTGGTGAAAAAACAGCACGGATGGGTTATAAAATCAAAATGCAATATTTTGAAAACGATAGTGATGAGGGTCTAGTTTCTTTTGATATTGAATCGATGGCTAGTAAAAAAATGTCTGACATTGAAGAACCTCTAAGAGGTCGTAGAAAAGATGGTGGAGGAAAAGAAGACGATACTAGATTTGAAGACGAAGTTAAACAGAAATATGTAGGTAGGATTGATGCTGATAAAACTCATGGCAATATGAGTATTCACCATTATTATGCAGCGATTCAAAATAAAATGAATTATAATGAGTCTACCAAAATTAAAATGGAAGTAACTCTAGATCAGATTAATCCAAGTATCTACATGTATATGAAGATTCCTGTTTTTGTTGTAGCCTATAATGATACTGAAGTTGCTAGATTAAAATCATTGAAAGAAAAGAAAAAAGAAAAAGGGTTTGCAACAGTTGGTGAAGAATATGGAGAAGATTTTGAAGCTGAAAGTGAAGGTAAGATAGCAATGGATGAATTTCACACTGGATATTATGTTGTAGAAGATATTAAATATATGTATGATTCTGATACCGGCGCAGGAATCCAACAGAAAATAACTCTTTTAAGAAGAGAATGGCCTAGTAAGCTTAACACAATAAACTAATTTTTAAAAACAATATATAACACATGTCAGCATTCATAGATTTACCATCGTTTAGAAAATCAGGTCTCTTTAAAAAAGGAGACATTACGGGTACTGACATGTCTGCATATCAAGATCCTACATATCTTTCATTTACACTATTATTTGATATGCAACTAACTTCTCCACTATTTAATGGAGAGGCTGCTGGTTTTATGAAAAAACATTTAGTTAATCAAAATCCTGCAAAGTATCAACATAAATTAGATTCTTTATTAGCCTTTAAAGAGGCTTTATATAAAATTAATTCTGAAATGCCGTGGCATTGGCAATCTCTTGCTGGAGTTGAAAGAATGGTTCAATTTACTCCTGAAAATCCTTTCTTTGGAGGTGACGATGCTAAGTTAACTATCGGTTGTTTAGAGACTATTAATTTAAATATCTCAGGTCTAATGCAATTATATCGTAAAGCCGTATGGGATGAATCTAATTGGCGTTATATTCTACCTCCTAATTTAAGAAAATTTACAATGTATTTGTTTATTTCAGATGTTAGAGGTTTATATGATAATTCAGCTGCCGGTGTATTAACCGGAGAAAACTTAAGACCTTTCTTTATGTTTGAACTTAGATTTTGCGAATTCGATATGATTAGCGGTAATAAGGCACTAGCTGATTTATCAGCAGCAGCTCCAGAAGCAGCAACAAATGAGATTATAATTAACTACAATAGAGTATATCGAGTTGATGCAAGAGCCCTTAACGGTGCAATATTTCAATCTAAAGATATTTCAAAGAAAGATGCAACACAAAATATAGTTGCTGAAAAAGAAACTATTGTTCCAGTCCTTGAACTAGAAAATAAGTACAACGATCTTGATAGAAGGCAAATGGATCCAGAAGCTGGTTTAGATCCAGATACTGCTAAGGAAATAGCAGAACTAGAAGCTGGTATGAGCGCAGCTGATCCAGCGCAGGCTCAAAAATTATCGATGAAGCAGAATTTAGCTAAGGGAATGAAAAACCTTAAGAATAAAGCTAAAGATAAACTAAAAGAAACTGGTAAAAGAGCAACTGAAGATTTAACTAGAATGGCTAAGTTTAAAGCCGAAGAGGCTGAAATTGAAGCACGTAGACTAGTTAATCGTAGAATTCCAACATTAGAAAATATTTACGGAAAGGCTATAAGAGCATTAGATGCCGCAACTGATATTAAAAAAATATCTGCTGCAATAGAAAGTACTGTTGGTAGGAACGTTCATTTTCTAAATGGAACTCCTTTAGTTGACGTCTTAAATAAAGCAAATCGAGACGCTTTGATTAATATAGGAAACGTATATAAAAGATAATACATGGCAACAATCGACGAAATAGGAAATGATAACATTAGGGATACCCATTGGCTCGGTAAAGTTGTTGATAACAAAGACCCATTAAAAAATGGAAGATGTAAAGTTCTTGTCTTTGGTAAATTCGATAATGTACCACCTGCTGATATTCCTTGGGCTGCTTGCGGAAACAGAGGCACTGTAGGTGCTCATGCAATTCCAAATGTTGATGACGTTGTTTCTGTTCGTTTTGATAATGGTAACTTATACCATCCTGAATATTTCTATCAGGTCAATCAACGTAAAATTTTAAAATCAGAGGTTTTAGATGCCTTGTCAGAAGATGAAGCACAACAAACTATCTCATTAGTCTACGATGAAGTACGTGGCATCAGAATCTATCATTCTCCTAAAGATGGTATAATTATCACAAAAGGTAAGGGTGCCAAGGAGAGACCCCTAATACAAATCGATGAGAAGAACAATATCAAAATCAGCACAGATACTAAAATCTTTTTAGATGCTGGTAATGTTTATTTGTCAAATACTGGAGAGGCATCAGAAGATACTAAAGAACCTGCAGTTAGGGGTAAATCATTAGAAAAATTCTTAGAATCATTTAAGTCTGAATATAATTCGCATACACATCCTACTCCTACCGGTCCAAGTGGACCTCCTGTTAAACCATGGGCTCCAGTACATAAGCCATATCAGCAAGAAGGTAAATAATTAGGATAAATATCTTATAAAATATAACATTATGCCTGCACAGTGGCCACTATTTATAAATAACGTATCATCAAAACTAGCAAGTCGATCTTCTAAAGGAGCAGATGACTTTGGTACGTTTGTGGCAAACGAATATTTTAATGCAGTCAAAACCGCACAAACCCCATTTGGAAATCTTCATAGTTCTGGACAAAAGACGATATTAGAAATTGGATTCAAAAAAGCATTCAATGATTTATTTAAATCCTTAGCTCCTACATTAGAAGATAAGATTAAAGATGGGAATTATGCTGACTTATTAGAAGGACTACCAATTCCAAAGAAATACGATGCAGCAGCTGAATTTAGAAAATGGGTTGTTAGTAAGGGTGATAAATTACCAGACACTAACTTCTATGAATTCTTTCCCCCTAAACCAGAACCAGCAAAACCAATTGGAACACCACCTGAATTAACAAGTGCTGACATTTTCGGAGCAGCAATAGAAAAAGATCAACCAATCTTAACTTTCACCGGTAAAAGCGGTGTAGCGCCTTACATATTTACATATACTTTAAACGATGGAGAACCGGTTCAACTTACTTCTGACGAATTTGGATTTGTAAAAATGTATGTTCCTTCTGACGTTCCCGGAAAATTAAAATATACTTTAATAAATGTAGTTGATTCTGCATTTCCAGATACTCAACATAAATTAAATCAAACTGTTGAAATTAATATTCCAACAGATGCAACTAAACCACCTGAAGTTATTAATGGAGCTGTAAAGCCAAAATTAGTTTTAACAGAAGATGAGAAACTTGAATTGATTGTTAAAAGAGTTTTATACCAAAATGACGGCAATATTAAATTTGTAAGATTTTTGACTAGATTTTCATTAGGATACGAAAAAGAATACGGTAAAAAGGTAGGAGACGAATGTGCTAGAATACTTGGTGTTACTGATAGAAAAACTATAGTAAGTCAGATCACTACAAAATATACTAATATTTATAATACCAAGTCTAAGGTGCCTACTCTACAGACAGCATACTCTATTAATAAAGAATACGAATTATTAATTGCTAATGAAAGATATGCTCTTGAAACTTCATTAGTTTCTTTTTTATCAAAAAAAGACGCTATCATACAATCAGAATCAGACGCTGAATATCTTCGCGTGAATTCAAATCTTAAAACTACTTTAAAGAATCCTCTAAATAAAAAAATTATTCAATTAGAACATTTAGATGACAAAGAAGTATGGCCAACTTGGTTGACGGATTTTCTTATTTGTAAACTATGTTATGTAAAAGGTATCGATGATGTTACCCAAAATACGCATGATAAAGCAACGACACCTAATGAGAATGATAGAATTGAAGCAAAAAGGAAACTCTATAAGGTAGATCGAGATAAGTATCATGCTCTGCAAAAACAATGGATTGATGAACTTGCAATTTCTGAAAAGAAGGATGCCGATCCAGAAGATGGAAAGGATGATCCTTACGATACTATGGCAAGCGCAATAATTAATTATTGGATGAGTTGCGCCGTTGCACCATTTAAATCTGCTCCTCCGGTTCCACCATGCTTGATTCCTACACCAGGTACTTATATACCTCTATATTATGGAAGTAAAAAGGCTTTAGCAAAGGATCTTAGAAGAGCATGGAATACTGGTAAATTAGCAAAACTTGAGCCACTATTACAACCAGCAACCAAAGCAGTTGCAGCAGCAGTTGCAGCAGCTTGTGCAAAACACATCTTACAATTAAAATTCATATACATGGGACAGATACCGACGCCAGGTGGTCCTGTTCCGATGATTGGTTTCGTGCCAACTGCTTTTTAAATTCGATATATAACTCATAATTCACTTTTAATTTAAACAAACAAATGCTACAAGAATTAGTACAAAAACAAGACCTAATCCAAAAAACAACAAAAGAGTTGCCGACCCAAGGATTAGAAGATTTCGATTGGGATGCACACACCGAAGGCTGTCCTAGCCGAATGAGAAAAGGAAATCCACACGTTAAAGTACCACATGGTGTTAAAGTTTATTCTTTAGCAAAAGATGCTCAGCAAATGTATCACATGTATGAAGGCTCATTAGAGAAATTTATATCTAAAGTTGCGAATGGCGACCACTTAGTTGGTAAAATATATTCAATGGATTCAAGATGGGCAACTATTGATGTTGGTCACAGAGAATTAATCTACATCGATCTAGATCGAGAATCTCCTGCTTTTAAAGAGTTGATTCAAAAAGATAAAGAATTTACTGTTAAAATTATCGATGATAGTTCAAGCAAAGGATTCTGCCTTGGTTCTGTAACTGAAGGAACTAAACAAGCAATCATTAATGATTTAATGGCAGCTGCTGAAACCAAAAGCACAGCATACGCTGGAAGGATCGATAAAATGATTCCAGGTGGAGGTTACATGGTAACAGTACAGGGTATCGAATGTTTCATGCCAGGATCTTTAGCAGGTATTAATAAACTAGCTAACTTTGAATCTATAATCGGAACGGACATGTATGTTGTTCCAGTTTCATTCTCGCCAGAAAAAGGTACAATTGTAGTTTCACATCGCGCATATTTACAAGCAATGATTCCTCAACATATTGAAGAACTTAGAGCAAATATGGAGAAGGAACAAGAAGGTTATGTAACTGGTTCGACTAAATACGGAGTATTTGTTGAATTTAATGGTTGCTTAACTGGTATGATTCACATCAATGATTTATCTACCGAAACAGCAGAACTTTATGCTAAGGGTAATTTAAATCCAGGAACTCCAGTTACATTCTTTGTTAAAGATATTATATCAACTACAAAAATAACATTGACTCAGAAAACTGATTCTAATGTTAATCCGTGGAGTGGAGCATCTAGTAGATATACTGTACCTCAAGAAGTTCAAGGAACTGTTAGATCTATTAAAGATTACGGTTTATTTATTGAAATCGAGGAAGGAATTACTGGACTTTTACATTCTAGCGAATTAGAAGGAATTAATATTCAAGATATTAAAAAGGGAGATCCAATAACTGTAGTGATTACTAGAATCGAAGAAGAAACGAGGAAGGTATTTCTAAAGTTAGTTTAAATCTTAACAGGATATATATAGTGAACATAACTATATAAATCCAGTAAATGATTAACCTAAGTGATTCAGAGATTCTTCAAAAAGGTCTCGTAGGAGTAGAATTCGAATTCTATGCAAATGTAAGTCTAGAAGAAACAACTAAGCAATTAGCTGAGGTTCTAGGCAAGAAGATTAGAATCGAGAAGAAACATCATAGTGAATTTGCTCCAAATCAAAAGGAGTTTAAGATAGAACCTGATATGAGTGGAGGCGCCGGACTAATGGAATTAGTTACTGGCGCCTTGCCTTATTCAGAGGCTAGAATGATTATAATTAAAGTATGTGATTGGATTAATAAAAATGGTTATACTTCTGACCGTTCATCGATCCATCTTAACTTAAGTTTTGATCCTAAATTAACTGGAAACAAATACCAAATTTCCAGAATGAGTCCTCTTAAATTTATTTTAGATTTTAAGGAGGAGCAGGTTTGGAAAGCTTTTCCAATGAGAAAAGATTCAGCGTACGCAAAGTCAATTAAATTTATTTTGCCTAGAACTGAAACATATATCTACGACGGAAACCATATTAATCAAACTAATTTTATATTCCCTCAATCAAAGTATTACGGTGTAAACTTTGAAAAATTACCAAAGAATTATTTAGAGTTTAGATATTTAGGAGGAGAAGATTGGCATAAAAAACAATCAAAAATCTTAAATTTATTAGATTCATTCCTATTACAATTATGGAACACTTCGACAAGCGAAGGATTCTCTAGTAATAATAAACTTGAACTAAAAAGAATCTTAACGAACAATAAAAAAATTATCAACTCTAGACTTGATTGGAGAAACATCAATAAAGGCTGGAAAGATATTACTTTACAGATCGATTTAAATGACGATCCGAATATTATTGACATCTACTGGCCTCAAATTAAAGACCGTGTTGTCCACTTGTTCACCAATGGCCAATTAGATAAGGGACATATTAACTATGATTCCGATACTGGAAGAATCCAGGTTGAAGGCGGTAACCTACCCTATTGTTTCGATATTATGAACTACGAGTTTATAAAATGTAATATAATGGGAGAACTTACACAATGCGACATATTCCAGTCAGATGTAAAATCAGCAAATTTATTATCATGTAATTTATATCAAGGAACTCAAGTAAACGGTTCTAAAATAGGTTCATGCTATGTTAACAAAAGCTGTGTTTCAACAAACTGTTACGTTCATGGAATCGATGGAGTATACAGTGGTAGAATGAATAATGGAATCTTTAGAGAAGGAAAGTATACTAAAGAAGCTATTTTTAAAGATACTGAAATTATTGATTCAACAAAAATATAATTTAAAAGATGAGTGATATTTATCAAGGTACCGATTCAGGACTTACTACACCACCTTCATGGTCAAGTACATGTTATACTAATTTTATCAATCTGTTAGCAGACGATATTAGTGGGTCTTGTATGATTCCAATGAACTTACCGAGAAAAGAAGTTCAAAATATAGTGGAAAGAGCTAAGAAATGGTTTTATAAGAATTACGAATATTCTGTGAGAACGACTTTCATAGGAATTCCAGTTTCTGTATTTCAAACCCCATACTTTAAAAGAACAAGAAGTATTACCCTTCCAAAAGAAGATATAACATCTGGTGGTGGAGAGATATTTTCAGTTTATGGAGTATATCCTACTGGATCTAGATTCGGAGCTGGTACTTCAGTAACATTTACAACTGGAGATTTTGCTATGGAAAAAATGTTATATGGTGGTTTATATGGAGGTAGTGGAACGGTTTCTGGTGCTGAGAACCTACAATATTATGTAATTAATGAAAGTTACTTCGATTTAACTAGAAGCATTCTAGACAATCCAACTGGATTTCATTATAGTCAATTAACACACGAACTTAGATTCACTGGCGAAGTTCCTATAAAAGATACTATTATCGAATGCTACGAAACAGTGCCACAATGTGCATTGTTTGACGATGAGGCATTCTTTAGATACTGTGCAGCTAAGATTAAAATCTCATTAGGAAGCAAAATGGGAATCTTTAATTTTAATCTTCCAGGAAATATTCAAATAAACGCAGACGCAATTCAATCTTTAGGAGAATCAGAATTAGAAGCAGTAATTGAAGAAATCAAAGGCGACGAAGGAGTTGACTGGATGATGCACTCATAAAAACACGATAAATACTAAATGGAATTGTATATTAAGACTAACGGAGACCCAAACTATGACCCAACAAAATTGCAGTCTGATAGCAGAATTGCGACTCTGTTGGCTCAAATTGACGTTATTCTTTTTACAAGAAGAGGAGAAGTATTAGGAGAACCTGGACTTGGATGTAATCTTGAAGATTTAGTTTACGGTCTTAGTTATAATGACATTCAAATAAAAAACGAAATCGAAGAACAACTAGGACGTTATGTGCCACTAGCGAGGATAATGAATGTAACAGTTGATGTTGAATTTGATACATCCTCGAACGATAGAGATGCGATATTCATTAATATTAATATTGATGGTGGCAGAGAAACAGTTCAAGTTGCAATATAAACATAGTATAAGATGACAAATTTAACCTTTTTACAAAAAACCAGAATCCAAGCTAGCGAATTACTAGTCGATACTAAAACCTATATGGGTAGACTCTACTCAAGATTAGGTGAAGTATTTACGCCGGCTTCTCCGTTTTTTCAAATCATAACCGTATTGACGGAATTATCAGAATTGATATTCTTCTACATTGAAGACTCTACGGTTGAACAAAATATCATAACCGCGCAACAGCCAGAATCTATTTATGGTCTTGCTAGATTAACGGGACATGATGCATTTAGAGGTTCTTCAGCAATTGGAGAAATTCGCATTAGATTAAATACTTCAGCAAATTCTGAAATTGCAGGAGATGCCATTAATATTTCAGCAAATTCGGTTATTAAAGCAAACGGAAACGGATTAGAATATATTTTAAGAACAAATAACGATCAATTTAGAATTGAGAAATCTAATTTTAATTATATTAGGATTCCAATTATACAAGGTTCACACGAATCTCAAACATTAACAGCTACCGGAGGGGCTCTACAATCTTTTAATATTAATACTAAGGGTTACACAGACCATTACGCTACAAGAGTATCGGTTAATGGTGAATTATGGACAAGACACGAAACTTTATATGATATGATGCCAACCACCAAAGGTTACCTTATAAAAACAGGTATTAGTGGAGGTTTAGATTTGTATTTTGGAAATGGTAGTTTTGGAATGATGCCATCTTCAGGAGCTTCAATAATAATAGAATATATCGTGCATGGTGGAGAAGCAGGAAATCTCATTGACGCAAAAGACCTTACTTTTAAATTTCAATCAGAAGGAACAGATTCAACTGGTCAGACATATGACCTAAATAAAATATTAGAGCTTGAATGCAGTTTAGCGCCTAAAATGGGAGCTTACCCAGAAACTATCAAGACAACTAAATTAATTGCACCACTCGCTAGTAAATCTTTTGTGTTGGCTCACCCTGACAATTATGAATATTTCCTATCAAGATACGGTTTATTTTCATACCTTGATGCCTATAATACAACTGATGATGGTTATTTAGATGATGACAATATTATTTACTTATTTATGCTGCCAAATACTAAAAAGAAATTAACAAAGAATAAAGATTATTTTAGTCTAGATATTAATGAGTTCTTCTTTTCTTCAGATGAGAAGAATGGAATACTTGGTTTGCTAGAAAATTCTGGCCAGCAGATGGTTACAACGGAAGTTCAAATCGTGGAGCCAATTGCTAAGTATTATAGAATGGATATTAAGATCAGATATTTCGAAGGATATTCAAAAACAAATATTTTTACCGAGATTAGAGCAAAAGTTTCTGATTATCTAATGAATATTACAAGAAGAGATCGTTTACCAAAATCAGATTTGATTGCGATTATTGAAGGCGTTGATGGAGTCGATTCAGTAAATATTAGATTCGTTTCGGAAACTGAAGAAACCGCTAGAAAAAATGGATATTACACATCAACAACTACAACAGTAACTCCTTCTACTCCGACTTTAGAAACTATTGGAAATGGAAAACAGAAATTTGTATTCTTTAAAAGAACTACAACGACTGCAAATGTTAATTTTGCTCCAGGAGCTCCGCTTCCTGAATCAGTAATAGGATTAGATTCTTTTGGAGATATTATTCTTGGCAAACAAGAAGTTGCAATGTTTAGAGGTGGTTGGAAAGATCAAACTGGAATCGTGGTACCGGATGATGCAAGAACTGGAGAAATGGCGGCACTATCAGTTTATTTTGATGAACCGCCGGTTCAGAACACAATATACTCTACGATACAAACTCAAAATAGAAAATCAATGTAATGGCTAAAGAACAAATAAATTTATTTGACGGTTTATTTTCAGCAGGTTATGAAAGTATTTATGACTTTCAAGTTCAAACCGCTGATAATAGAAAAAACCTAGGCCATGACTTTAGAACAAGCATACTTACAAAATCGCTATCAAATGCTCTATTAAGAAATGAGTATATTGGCGATTTTATTATATTACTACAAGACGTTATCGTTAAATATGTAGATGCTGTAACGCATCTAAAAATATATAAGAACTACACTGTTAGTAAAAATTATACTAAAATAAGATAACAAATGGGAAAATATTCAAATCTCAGATTTTTTAATGGTGCATCACATGAATTAAATTTTAATTATGATTCAGTATCCGAGTCGTGGGACGGAATCATATATGCTCCAAAAGTTTCTGTTGGTTTGTATGAGACTGTTAATCTTTTTATTCTTGAAGAAGTTTATAAACAATTAGGAGGATCTGAATATGTTTTACCTATTTCAGAAAATGCAACTTCAAGAAAGATAAAATTTGAATTTGAAGATAACGAAAGTTACAAAGGCGATATATTTTTATACAACACTGCTTTAGATTCGAATGGTAACTTTATTATAAATCAAGCAACTTCTCAAACAGAGGAAATGCAAGCCTATTCTACTAGCACTGGAACCTTTACATACGTAAACTATAATACGACTGAAGCCAATCCGAATACTGGTAATATTTATAAGGTAATTCCTAGTAATGTTTCACCAGAAGCACTACATTGTAGAATTGCCCTGATGTCAGAAGAGGAGAAAATCCATATCAAACTTTTAAATATTTACGAAGTTGGAGCAGATGGAAAAAACTCTCATCGAATAGCAACTATTAAAATATACGGAGAGACTGAAGGAGAAGACGAGAGATTAACAATACTTTTAAATAACTTAGGAATGTCCTTCCATGAAGAAGATTTCCTAATTTTTAAATCTAGCGATGTTAACGAACTTAAAGTCGATCACCTCTTATTAAATGAAAAGAGAAAAGAACTTTTATTAGAAGGTCACAATATCAAACCGTTTATCGGTACTTATAAGGCTATTATCAATGCGATCAAATTCTTCGGGTATAATAATATTAAACTTAAAGAATATTGGTTAAATATTGATGAACAATCTGCTGGTTTTGGTAAACTAAGGGCAGTTGCGGTAGCAGATCCTAATGCATCTGGATATTTAGTAAAGAAAAACGATGCGATTGAATTACCTAATTCTAATTTAAAGAAAACTTCAAGATTCTCGTTAGTTTATAAATTAAACGAACCAGATGGCGGTGTTGATGAGTGGGATATTCCTACCGTTAAAGAGTCTTTTGACTTTACACCAGAAGAAATCTTAGTAAAATTATACGGACTTAAAAGAAGATTACAAAAAGACTATTTACCTTTACAGTCAAAAATTGTCGATATTACTGGAGAAGGAGACTTCTTTACTCAATTTAGTCAAAACGTCTGGAACGACCAACACCTTATTCAAGTTCAAAATTCTGGAACCAAGGTAGATTTCACAGTATTTCCAGAAAGAAGATTATACATTGAAGATTTACGTTTAGTAAGTCAAGATTTAGCAGACAATACTGCTGGATTTCCAATAAGTGGGCAAGCTGCTGTAATTACTGAAGTTGAGGACTTTTATGAGACATATCACGATCAAGAATTAAATACATTTACAACTCTATCTAACGTTCCAATTGGATGTCCAGTTGTGTTAGAATGTAATACACTAACAGATGATTGGAATGAATGCGCATTTACATGGAACGATGTTGATTTTGCGGCAAATGATTATACTGGAATAGCTTCATCTCTATACACTTGGAATACTCTTTGGAAAAAAGACGTATATGAAGCTGAATGGGTAATTAATGGTCCTAGAGGATATTCATATATTAGCAGAGGTCTTGTAGATGATTATAGAAAAATGTTGTTAGTTCTTCCGAATACTGGAACATATGATATTGTTTTAAATTTATATGATTTATACAATGCACGTTCTTACAGAAGAAAAACTGATATTGTAGTACATAATAAAGCAGTTGAACTTTACGGATTCTATTCATTTAAACCAGAA